AACATAAACCCCATAATCACCTGCGGCATTTGTGCCATTTGATGAAACATAGTTCATAGTTACGATTGCTGAAGGCGTTGCAGGTCTTGTAGGACTTGTTTGAGCAGCAATTTGCTGGATTGATACGGCTGTATTGCTTGCTCTCCACATGATTTCAACGTAATCATTAGCCTGCATCTCAACCCAAAAGTTCATTGCAGCAATCATGTGACCATCTACGCCACCATGAGAATTAGGAATAGAAAACTGGCTGTTTGAGTTTGCTATGTTTGTGCCGTTTTTTGCAAACCAAACATCTACGTCATGAATTTGTGTATCAGTGTTATTGAACTGAAAACTAAACTGAATGTTGTAAATTCCGAAACTTTTAACAGTAAGGCGAGAATTACTAGCAACAGAAACCCCATAGGAATAGTCTGTTGTGTTGAAAGTTATTGGATAAGCAGCAGTCGTAGATGCAGCAGTTTGATCTGTTGAATCTTGAAAAGCGCCATAAGGAGTTGAATCTGTATAGGCGGCAGACGAGTAAGGTATAACAATAATCTTGCTGTTGTAGCCAATACGTTCGTCAGTGATTGTTGTGGTAGTAGCGTTGCTAGTCGCCAGCGTCACTAATCCAGTGTTATTTGTCTTTCCGTTCATTATCCCGTTGACAATCTCTGCCACAGCTCTTTGATCGCCACCAAAAGGCGGTAATGTACGAAACATTAGCGCACCCCCTGAGATACAAGGTCAATATCCACGGCAACGGCTGACTTCCATCGGTCGCCAGTAGGGTTTACCTGAATACGGTGATATTTGCCAGAGCCACGCAATGAAACACGGTTATCGTCACTTGCAGCCACTGGTGTGCTAAACGTCACGTTTTCACTAAGAAGCCTGCGAGAAGCCACGGCAACAGTAGCCGAACCTTGATCGACTTGAGGTCTAGCCAAAGTAACCAACGATTGACCACCAGCTTCAATATCTCCTGTTTGGATTCGTGCAGTCATTGGTGTACCTGTGTAGGTCATCACCTTTGTTGCCAAAGTACCACCCAAGAAGTATTTACCACCAGCGTACAAGATAGAGTCCATTGGCGTAGTCAAAGCATCAATTGAGCTGCTTACGCTGTCCAATTCCTCAAGCGTAGATGAGGCGCTAGAAGCATCAGAGATGAAATCTGTTCCAGCGTCTGTGTAAGTCCACTTCTTTGTATTGAAGTTGTAAGCTAGCAGTTTACGGCTACCGTCTTTGCTCTTGTAGTTCCACAAGATTAACTTGCGAACAGGGTCAACAGCGGCTGACATAGTTCCATAGTCGTTCTCGCTTACGTCATCCAAAAACCAACGATCGACCTTTTCAGAGCCGATTGGTTGAACACTTTGACCATCGCACATATAAAAGCCATCATCAGACAAGAAGAACGTGATGCCTTGATATTGAGCAATAGAGCCAGAAACCATGCAACCCTTGTTGCGGCTAATGTTGTCAAACTGGAAAATCAGCGGTGTGCCGATATAGCTCATGCGGTGGATGCTTCGCTCTAAAAGAACTAAGCCAAACTCACCACCACGGATGCCCATGATTTGACCGCCATCAGCAATGTCTTGAAAGTCAGATTGGTTAGTTGCTGAAGGTGTCCACACTGTCTCGTCATTCAAACCAGACCAGCGAACACGATATTGCTCTTGCTTTGATGATTCAAAGGTATTTGCAACCACCACAAAGTCACGAACTACTGTGATGTATTTGGCAACAGGTGCAGATGCAGACAAGTCAGCAAATGCGCTTGATGTACCTAGAACCCAAGATTGCAACTTTTCAGAGTTGTTTGTGGCAATGATGTTGTCACCAAACTGAGTAAAGCGGAAACGCTCTGAAGCAGAAGTCGTATAGCCTGAGTTTTCCTCAGTCACAGCTCCAACGCCAGAGACTGTGTAAATCTTTGTGCGACCAGCGGCAAACAGTTTTGTCACGCCATCAGGTTGTTTGCTAGCAAAAAGACTTGTTAGGTTTTCTGCTGCCGCTTCCGAGAAAGAAACTACTTGAGGGAAAGGGCCGTAACCAACGGCTTGAGAAACGCAGTTTTTAGCGTCACTCAAAGCGCCAGAGATGCCAGGCTGATCTGGCATCCATTCGCCGAAAATGATTCGTTGTGTAGCCATGTCAGCCTTGTCTTAACCATGTATTTGTTGAAGTAGATGAATCTGACCATGAGTTAGAACCCGCAGAAACATCTTCCCAAGTGTTTGAATTTGCGCTTGAATCAGCCCATGTGTTGCCGCCTGTTGAAACGTCATTCCATGTGTTGTCAGAGCCTGCAACATCGCCCCAATTGTCGCCCATCCTTACGCCATTGCAGACAATGATTGCTTCGCAGTTAATTGACCCAGTAAAGTCAAAAACTGCATAAGCATCTGCATTAAACGAAGACTCACAAACAATAGAAGCATCAGCGTTTGCTGTAATGCCACCCAAAGCAGTGAACTCAGCAGAAGCAGAAACAGACGCATCGGCAGTGCGAACACGAACAGAATCTGCACTTACCGTAGCGGAACACGCTACATCAGCGACACCACTTAATAACAGGCCACCATTAGCTTCAACAGTTGCATTGCAAACAATATCAGCAGAGGCAATAGCAACACGCTGTGCATTAGCAGAAACAATAGCAGAAGCCGTTATTGAGGCATTGCCAATACAAACCCTAGTTGCATCGCACGAAGCGCTTGCAGAGGCTTCTATTGAACCAGTGCCAATAACGACCCTGATTGCTTCACACGATACTGTCGCCGAAGTGGAGACAGAAGCCGAAGCTCCAAACGTGACGGTTGACCCAGAACTTACAGTTGCAGTCGCATTGACTGAGCCGTAAGCATCCCAAAGTGTGACTGACGTTGTATATAACTCACTGTCAAGAGACAGGGTTAAGTTGTCTAGACTTCCTTTTAGGTTATCTAGACTGTCTATTGTCCACGGTGGGAGCAGGTCAGCCATATCACGCCAAGGTTACGCTCAACGAGCCAGAGGCAACGCGAAACACGTCACCAGTTGCAATTGTCTTAGAAGCATCTAAGGCAGTGTGATACAGCAAGTTGCCAGCAGTAGAAGCATCACGGATGCCAACGTGTGTAACAGTACCCCATGAGCCACCAGCTTGAGGGAACTCAATTGCAGCAGAGTTAGTAGTCACACCGTTAGAAGGTGCGCCAAAAGTGATTGCTTGACGAGCGTAAGAAGTGCCAGAGACTTCAGTGCCTGAATCAGCATCAGTTGGGTCAGCAGTGTAAAGAGCCAAGTAAACAGCCGAAGGGCTTGTGTAGGCTGTATTACGCAAAGTGGCGTTAACCAATGCGTTTTCTAAGTAGTTACTCATTTCAGACATAAATTACCTCAGTGTGGTTGTCATTGACAGTGGAACACCAGAATACTGAGAAGAATCGTCAGACTTGGTGATTGTGGAGATTGCTCGGTCATACATAGTCCCCCATGTATTGATTCGAGCATCGTTCATGATGTAAGGCTCTGCTTCAAGAAGTGAAGCGTACAAAAGCGCATCAGGCGAGTTTGCAAGGAATACGTTACTTGAGTTTGTATCACCCAAGAATGTAGGAGCTGCAAAGTACAACAGTTTTAGCGTGTAAGTGCCATCAGGGACTGGAGCCAACTGGAACTCAGAAGCCAAGATTGTGTAATCAAGTGGCTTGCCGCTTTCTGTTGATCTAGTGTTACGGCTAAACACAGCAGGGCTTGAGTAAGTCAGAGGCTGAATTGGGTTTGTCACAACCGCAAAGTCACGAATCTCAAGAAAGTCAGAAGGCAGCTCAACAGTGGAATCTCCGCCAGTTGTGGCAGTAGTCACCGATTTAAGCATTTGACGAATACGCAACTCGCGGCGTAGACGAAGCTCTGCAAATCGAATGAAGTCAGGAATTTGATCGGTTAAGTCAGTACGAGCCAAGTAGTTGGCAACGGCTGTCTTTAACTCAGAGTAGGTTGCAATGCTCATACTTTACCTGGTCGTGTGCGCCAAGCGCGGTTTAATGGGTCATTTAGGAATGATGCAAAACGCACTTCATCCACAATGGCAAAACCACGCATGATGCCTTTTTTGTTCAAGTCATCAATCACGGTGTTTGGAATAGATGCAATCTTGTTTCCAAATATTTCATCTGACCATTTAGCACGCTCATCGTAGGAATTAAATTCACGTTTATTCGTTTCAATAATTCCAGAAACATCTTGCTTGGTAGCAATGATTACGCCGCCATCACCGTCTTGGTGGGCAGTTTGTTTACGATATTGAATTGGTGTGTCCATGAGTAGATTCTAACAAAAACGCCCCTATGCGTGAACATAGAGGCGCTTTGTTTTGCTTTTTTACCTATTAGGTAATGTCAGCGATGATGCCGTGAGCAGCTTCGTTAGACACTTGCAAGGTGTATTCCACCAGCAATTGAGTAACTTCAGCGTCACCAGTTTTTGCCAACTCGTTGGTTTGGAATGGGCGCAGATAGGCGACAGAAGCCATGTCTGGGTCAACCACAAAGGCAACGTCAGTTGTAGTGATGAAGCGGTTAGGAACAACAGAGATTGAACCGAAGTCGCTCATGTAAACGTCAGCAGCGCCGATGATGGTCGTAGGAGCATCAGCAGGAGCCATGAAACGCTGTGCAGCGATACCAGCAAAGCCAGACACAACTTGCTTGTGGTTAGGGCGAACCATCAACACTTTTGGTGAACCACCAGCGGTGTAGACTTCTGCAACCACAGTCTTCAAGATGTCTTCAGTGAAAGTACGGTCAGTACCAGTGGTACGGGCTGTAGAGCCAGAAGCACCAGCAGAGCCGCCTGAGCCGAAGTCACCGTTAGTTGCCAACCATGCTTGCAAGCCACCCAATTTACGGGCAGTAGAAGCATCACCAGCAGCAGAGGCTTGGTTGCTCAACAAGATAGCTTCCATGTCGCGCTTAACTTCAGCAGAGGCTTTAGCCAAGCTGTAAGCCTTTTCAGACTTACGACCAGCTTTGTCCACAGCTTCCAAAGTACCAGAGACTTTGACAGTCTTTTGGCTGATCTGGGTGCGGTTGCCAGCGCGAGTTGTAGGAGACATAGTTGCATCAGATGCAGCAGCGCCTTCAACAGCGTAGTTAGAAGTGTTGACCGAAGCCAAGCTGTCAGTCTGCCACTCATGGTAAGTAGCAGTAGCTTTGCCCTTGCCGATAGACGAGATGAATGGTGTGTCTGTTGGGCTGATGTTATAGATAACGTCAGACAGGTCTTCGCGCTGACCAATAGCGGTGTAGGTTTGGTAGGTTGCCATGATTCAAGTTTCCTTATAAGAATCGTTCAAATGCGTTTGCAGCGTCACGAACTTTACCAGTTCGCTTCAACTGCGCCAATGTGGTTTTCTGCTGTTCTGAGGCTGTATTTCGTGGCGTTGATGTTCCAGCCTTCATCATCTTCGGAGCAGCTTCTACCTTTTTAGCGATTGAAGCCTTATTACCCTGAAGTTTTGAATACTTCATGCCATGATACAAACTCAAAACAGCACGAGAATCGTACAACCCTGCAAGCTCTTGGTCACTCCAGCCGATTGACTTCGCGTAATCACGAATGTCTTTGCGGATTTGGTCGCCCTCTTTAGGGTTTCCGTAACCTGGGATAGTTGACGACAGTTTCTGACTTTCTTCAGCGAGATGGCTTTGCAGGCGCTCAGATTGCTCGGCTTGTTGCTGTTGGGCAATGCGTTGCTGTTCTTGTTGCAGGACTGCTAACTGCTTCTCTCGTTGGTTCTGTTCAGCGACTTTAACGGCATAGCCGATTGGGTCAACTTCTTTCAAAGCCTCAAGATTTTCACCTTTGTTTTGCTGATTGAGGAATTGTTCCATCATCTGCAAGCGTTGGGCGTACTGGTCTCTTAATTTGTTTGCTTCTGCGATCTTTGTGCGTTCAGCTTCAACGACACGCTTATCTTCAGAGAGCTTTTGGGTTTTCTTTGTGTAGTCTTGGCCTAGTTGGTAGCCCTCAATAAGCTGCTCAAGAGTAACTTCACGTTCTTCGCCAGCCGCTTTGACCTTAAAAGTGCTAGTTTGCTCTTGCTCTGCTTCTTCAGAATCCACCAACTCAGCGTCAGGCTCGCCTTCAATACCTTCTTCGTCTTCGGTTACTTCTTCTGGTTGGCTGTTTTCAGCGCCTTCGTTAGTATCCATCATGCCGAAAAAAGCATTTGCAGCTTGATTCACATTTAACGATTCACTACCCGCAGGTGTCGTGTTTTCGCTCATTTTCTACCCAAGTTGTCAGTCAATCCGTGACCACGGTGTAAGTTTCCTTACAAAATCTTCCAGCGCTTTTTCGCAATCTCGCTTGTAGCGGCAATTGATTGAAAGTGCGCGATAACTAATTGTAATGCGTTTATCCTTGAATACGCAACTTCTCGTTCTTCCACCTGATTAGGTGATGAATAAACGATTGACTGCAATTCTGAGTTTTTTAGGGCTTCCAATTCACCCATGAAAAACTCATCGTTAAGCAGATTTCTGGCTAGTTGCGGCTTGTCCAAGGATTGCACTCACGATCTGGTTAATGTCAACGGGCGTACCCATTGGCGTTTGTTGTTGTCCTGCGGCAAATATATCATTGAATGACACATTACGTTGGCTAGGTAATCCTTGCCACTGCGTGCCGCCAAGCATATTCTGATTGCTGAAAATTGAGCTTAGATCAATAGGCGCAGACGATGCAGCGTATGTTGGCGACTTCCATTCAGCAGGAATTGGCACTTGTGCAAAACCTGACTGACCAGAGATCTGTTGTTGTGGCTGGTCAGGACTTAATCCCAATGGGTCGCCAGTCAATGAGTTAACCAATAAAGCAACACGAGCATAGTTCAAAGCATCAGAAACAGTAAGACCACTAGCAATGGCTTTATCAAACGCACTAATTTGAGCGCTTGTCATTGTGTCGCCATAGCCAGCATTGCTATACAAAGCCTGTTTGTCAGCGCTGGTTAATCCTGTTGGCTGGCTTGTGTTTGCAATATCGTTAGTGATTTGTTCAACCGTTAATGGTGGTGTTTCTACGAGAGGCTGCTCTAAAGCAGCTCGTGCAGCTTCTAACTCAGCAGCAGCAGCGCCATCGGCAGGACTCCAACCACCACCAACATCAATGTTGTCAGGGCCAGTTACACCACCAACAGCATTAGGGTCTGTTGAATTAAGACCGTAGTTGTCTAAATTACCGTTGTATGCACCAGAAGCACCAGCGACCGCATTAAATGTCTTACCACCACTGCTACTCAAGATGTCTTGAGCGCCTTCGTTAACCAACTGAGAAGTCAAAAGACTAGAACCAGGCAATATGTAGTTTCCAGCGATAACAGCGGCAGCAACTAGCGGGTCGCGCACATCCATGTAAGTCTCATCTAAGATGGTTCCTACATTTTTAACGCCACCGCTTAGGTCGCTGTATGCGCCACTAATATCGCCTTGAAGCAACGAACCAGCCGTATTCAAGCCAGTGTTTACGGTGTTTTCCGTAAGGTCTAAGCCACCTTCAATGATGTTTTTAACTGGGTCAACAATCAATGTATTTGTTGCACTACCAACATCAGAGGCAATGTCTTTTACACCACCAACAACGTCAGAGTAGATAGGCGCTACAAAACTTCTCCAAAATCCCATGATCTACCCCTTAACTTGGAATTTCAACATTAGACGTAATGCCAGCGCCGACTTCCATTGCCTTCATTTGCGCTTCAGCCAAGAACTCGTCTTGTTTCAGCTTCATGTTAGCAATAGCCTTCTCACGCTCTAATTGCAGTTGAGCTGCGTTCTTTTCACGCATCAATTGCAACTCAGCAGCAGCTTTTTGTTGCGACAACTGAATGTCAGCTTGAGCCTTCATTTGTTGCGCTTGAATGTCAGCTTGAGTCTTGGCCATGTACGCTTGGATTTCAGGCGACATTGGCGGCTGTTGTGGTTGCTGTGGCTGGCTCATCATCTGGTCTTGCTCTGGCGTGATTGCCTTGTAGAACTCAGCAGAATCTTTGAAACCAGCAGCTTCAACCATACGACCCAAGGTGTTACGGTACTGACCCATTGAAACCAACGGGTTAGCTGGCCCCATTTGCTGAAGAACTTGCTCTTGTTTGGCAAGAACCATATTCAACATAGCCATTTGCTCTTGGCGGTTTCCAGCACCAAGGCCCACGTTAATGTCCACATCGTACTGATTTGACCACTCACGAGGGTCAAAAGCAACGTAGTTACCACGCATCCGAACGATACGAGGCTTGTCTTGGTACTTACAGAGAAGGTGCAAGATGCCTTTAAACAATTCTTTAACGCCTGTTTCAGCAAAGATTCGAGCAATCATTTCAATCTTGCCAGCAGCACTTTGTTGCATAGAAGCAACAGCAGCAGCAGTGACGTTTTGCAGAATAGACGGGTCAAGACCTTGGCTTGCTTCTGTTACACCAGTGCGCTTTTGTTGGATTGAATCCAAGTATTGCAGCATTGGGAAAGCCTGAGAAGCCACGTTTTGAACTGACAACTGTTGCACAGCGCCAGCAGACTTCACGCGAATCACGCCGCCTGCGGTAGATGTAAGCAAGTCATCCATGTTTACTTGACCGTCAACAGCCGTAACACGGGCGTTGTTAGTCAGGTAAAGGTTATCAAGAATCTGACGTGTAATGGTCGTTTTAATCAACTGAATGTCAGTTGTACGGTCTGCCAATGATTGACCAAAGAACTTATGAGGAACTGGAATAGGGCAGATTGAATAGAACGGCACATAGTCACATTCTTCATCGCTCAGAATGTCATTACCAGCAAAGAACACTTGGTGTAGCTCGGCAATTCCGTCATCATCCATGTCGCACTTAACGTAGCACTCAAAGACCTCTACGGTTGTCATTGCCTCATCGCCACCAGCCAAGTCTTCAGCCAATTCACCATTAGAGAAACGAGCTAAATGCTCTGGTGTGTACGTTAGCGCACTAGACGAAGGCAAGCCTGTTACCACGTCTTCATCAAAGCCCATTGCCATCAAGTCGCTGCGGGTCATCAATCGGCGATGAGCAACAAAAGGAGAATCTTCGATTGTCTTAGCGCGTTTAGAGATTAGGAATTCTTCAGGCGGCACGTTCTCAACGACAACACGACCAGACTTAGACTTCTTGCCAACGGTGACGCTGAAAGACTTGTAAGTAACTGGCTGGCCCATCTGGTCAAACACTTCATTACCAGCAGGGTCAAGCAAAGGATTCTCAACTTCATCCTTGTCAATGATTTCCATTGACTTGTCGGACAACAGCATTGCAAGTTCATCTTCAGACAGGTCGCGGTACTTTTCTTTCCGCACATCTTCTTTATCTTCCCAATAGGCTTTAACCACGCCAACCTTTTGCAGTAGCGCGTCTTTGAACCAGTTGTGAAGA